CGGGCTTTATCACTCACCAGCTCGGCGGCATCTTCCTGATGTGCATATTTCAGCATGTCAGCGCGCACGCGAGAGACATCCTCGGGGCGCATGAATATCAGCATGTGCCAGTGTGGTGTGCCGTCGTGATGAGGCTCGGCAACCCGGATACCAAAAATACGCAATTCAGCGCGGTGCAGTTTGGCGCGAATACGTGACCAGACTGAGGTTAAATAGCTTTGCGTATCGGAGGGGCTGGCACCGTTCCACTTGCTGTTGCGGTAGCCTGCTTTCGTTGTGGCATGGTATTTGGACGGTGCGGTGAGTGTGTAAAACTCCCCCACATAACCCAGCTCGTTTGAGATCTTTTCAAAGCCGCTGATGCGGGTCATTAATTCCCCGCGACGGATGGCCGGATTAGCCACACTGCCATCGTATTTATCAATCAGGCTGATGCGGTTTCCTTCCTCGTCCTCGAGATCCATTCCCTTGAGAAATTCACGGGTACGCCGTCTTTGTTCGCGCCATTCCGCAACGCAGGATTTGCTGGCGTAGGGAGTGTGTTTTTTACTGACATTACCCAGGGCGATTTGTAGATGTTCACGCCATTCAGAAGCGACACGGCGTAATCGCCCACGCCACCATTTTTCATTGACCATGCGCAGCACCGCAGGGCCAATATCATCAAGCGAAACTAATTTAGTGGTGACGCGCTCCCACAAAGGGGGCTGACACCTGAAATGACGGGCAATCTGTGCCGCACGCATATAAATCGCATTCAGCACTTTTAACCTGCCGACATCGCCCTCAATGGTTCCAATCTCGCCGTTAATGTAATTCGCAATATCAGCGGCCAGCAGCTCAATATCAGCTTTGGACATATCCTGGAGGCGGTTATATCTGGCGGTGAGGTTCACCAGTTTTGAGGCAAGAAAACGGATGTCCGGCGCATCAAAACGACCGCCAAATAATTGCTGTGAAAGGTGGCTGTCGATGCCGGTGATTTGATAAATACCGGCGACCAGCTCAAGCCGTGGCAATACTCGCCTGACAAACGTCACGAGGTGAGCATTGGCTCGTTGAGCACCGAAGTTACGCTCTAAATAATCGACCCGACGATTAATATCGTAGCGCACACATTCTGGCTGCTTTGCCAGTGCATCACGCGCACGCAGCAACGCCGCAATCTCTCGATCACGGCGATGCTGTTCTTTATAGGTCAGATAGGGGCTGGCAATCGCCTGCCGTGCCGCATTCCACGGCCAGGCGAAGTTAATTCGGTTCATATTGCATTCTTGTAATGCTGGTTTTTCAGCTCTGCGATTTCCTGACAGGTAATGCAGTGCGTGACACCGGGCACCACAGCGCGACGAGCTTCCGGGATAGCTACGTCACATTCTTCACAGAAAAATGCGCTGGCGGCACGCTGAGGCTGAGGGCGAGCGTGTTTAATATTGCGTGCCAGTTCTTCATCCACGCGCAGTTGTACTAAATCCATTGCGTCGGCCATTAGAGAACCCCCGCTTCGTTTCGCCAGTTTTCGGCCTCCTGCCGTAAAAGCTCAATAATTTCCACGCGGTTCAATTCATCACGCTCAATTTTCCACGCCACCACACATAGCCGAGATGACATAACTTCTGCTCTTGCTCTTTTTTCTTCTGAGCGTGCATCATTGAGAAGGACAGAAAGTGGCAACTCATAAGCCTTATCGCGGCTTGTTAATAATTTTGATTTCATTTTCAAATCTCCTGATTTTGGGCAAAAAAATACCCGGCGGATTTACGCCTGATTTTTTGGATGGATTAATTAATCAGCTAAATAGCAGTCGTGCTTTGAAAATCTTGCCGGGAGTAAACTTCCCCAACGGGTAATTTCATTCATTGAACGGATAATCAGTAAACGCCGCGCCTGGTCGAAAAATTCAAAGGGCTTGCCGATTTCATCGGGTTTAAATGATGACGGTTCCAGACGGTTAGCCAGTGTCAGAACAACGAATTTAAAATTATTGTCGAGCTTATTAAAATTACGCAGAGCTGTATTGTTGGTCGCTTTTAATTGCTGACGGAAACGCGCGAGACATTCGTCGCCTGTCATTTTTAACGGGCCATCAATCCGCGCATGTATCAAGTACACATTGTTAAACGTCGCTTGTGGTGCCTTTACGGATTCAGCCAGTGCAGCACTTTTCATTTAGTCCTCCAGCGCTTAATCAGCCTGATAACGAGTGAAGGCTTGCGAGTACGCAGCCCATTTAACAATGCAGACTGGTCGCGGCTGGGGTGCCAGCGATAGTTGTTATCACCCATGATCCAACCGTGGCCGTAGCTCATCGACGGGCTTTGGCGTTTCAGTAATGAAGCGAATGACGGTTCCATATGCTTCACCTCAAATTAATCCAAATGACGCACCGATACCGCTCATGGTATCGACCACGCTCGACATTGCAGGGTTGGCCTGGAGTCGCGCCTGTAATGCCAGGGCAGATAGTGACAACATGCGAATTCCAGCGTTAACACTCTCAATCATGTTGTGCTTATGCTCCGGCGTCAGGCGTTCAGTGGATACTGCACCACTCGCCAGTTCTCCTAATTCGCTCATGGCTCGCATGACATAAAACTGTAATTTATCTTTCGCTAACTCGTTAACTGGCACACATGGCAGGCAGTGAATTTGAGCCAGGAACCCATCAACAAGAATTGAGTCTTCCGTCATGTCGGTAAGCAGCCATAACTCAGGTGGGGTAAATTGGTGAGGTTGATCCGGGTTTAGCTTGTTGCGTAACGTCTGCACATTCATGCCAGCTCGCTCTGCCAGTTTCGCCATATTGTGACGCAGAGCGAAAGCCCGGCACGCTTCGTCATAATGTGGATGTTTGGAAACCTGAAAATCAAACATGATTCGCCTCTAGCTAATCGATAGGATGATTTACGCGTTAAGCGAAATGTCACATTCGCTTAATGCCTGAATGGTTAGCGCGGCCATGTTGATTTCAACTAACCCTTTTTTCTGCTTTCCTTTCGGTTTAATTGGTAATTTCCCGTATTCAATCAGGTTCCTAGCGGTTTCCATCTTAGTTCCCGTGCGGCGGCAATACTCATCTAAAGGCAAGTAAGGCTCAGGGATGATAATTGTAATGTTTGGGCGCATAAGGCAAACTCCGTCAGTTATCCTGTAAGGCAATACAGGTTTATATAAGTAAATATTCGTTAATTACTACAACAATGGAGAGCCTAAATCGTATAAAACTACAATGCAAGGCATTTGTCGCTTTTTACGAAAGGCTGTTTGATTTATGAGCAAATTTCCCTTCGACCAAATAAGTCACAGTAGTGCGGTGCTTGATCGGATCATTGAGGCTTACGGGTTCACTTCTAAGCTCATGCTTGCCGAGCATTTTGATATGGCATCAAGCAGTCTGGCTGGACGTTACAAGCGAGGTGGATTCCCAGCAGATCTAGTGGTCCGCTGTGTCGCAGAAACAGGTGTAAATCTTGAATGGCTTGCTACTGGTTCTGGACGCAAATTTGATGATGAAGAATTGGACGTCATAAAATTACCACGCCGAAAGATTGTTGATGGACAGCTTTATGAGGCAGGTATACTGATGCTTGATAAAGTCACTTTCCTTCCTGGAAAACCGCTACCAAAGAATCCGTTATGCGTAATCGATGCCTCTACTCAATACATCGTTGATCAGCACTTCACGGAAGTTTATGACGATGAATGGCTGGTTGATATTGAGGGTAAAACCAGTATTCGCACGCTCACACGCATCCCAGTCGGTAAAGTGCGTGTTAGTGGTGTAGGCATGGCATTTGATTGTGCTATCGATGACATAAAAATTATTGGCAGGGTTGTATTAACTTTAAAATAAGATAAGGATTTCATGATGATTGACTATAAAACAGCATCAAAGGAACAGTTAAAACAGGAGTTTTCACGGCTGGCAAAAGTTGTTTCTGATTCTACATTTGGCACAAAGAAAGAGTTTTTTCATCTACCAAACATCCTCAACTCAGGTGAACAACCACTGGCTGTCGCAAGCGGCGCGATGGATGGTAATACCTGGCTAATAACTCTCACAAACCAACGAGTCATCTTCCTAGATAAGGGCATGGTTTTTGGGGTTAAACAGGTCGATGTTAATCTAAAAAACATTGTTAGTGTTGGTGGGAAAACAGGTCTGCTTCTTGGTGAGATTATGATATCCACCAGCGGTCAAACGTATACCATCAAAAATGTAATGAAAGCATCCGTTATACCTTTTACAAACCTAATCAATGCTACCCGTAATGCCCAGAATGAAACCTCACAACCAGCTGAGCAATCTAAACCACAGGCAGATGATTTAATCTCTCAAATGGAACGCTTAGCCGCCCTGAAAGAAAAAGGAATTCTGAGTGACGAAGAATTCCAACAGCAAAAACAACGCATTCTAAACGGTTAAGCTATGCCTGTAAGAAAACTAGCTGATGGTCAATGGGTCGCAGATTTTTACACTGTGGACCGTAGCAACGGCAAAGATGGCAAGCGCATCCGCAAGAAGTTCTCCACCAAAGGAGAAGCGCTTGCTTTCGAAAACTATACGCTGCAAAAAATTGATGATTCCCCATGGCTTGGAGAAGGCAAAGACATTCGTCGCTTGTCTGATTTAGTTCATCTCTGGTTTGACCGTCATGGCATTACTTTGAATGATGGTGAGAAGCGCAAAAGTTCTATGCTTTGGGCTGCGGAGTGTATGGGGTCACCACTGGCTACTGAGTTTAATGCCCAGCTATTCACTGCTTATCGAGCCAAAAGACTTGAAGGTGAATTTGCCAGGACTAAACGCGTATCAAAAGTATCCCCTCGCACCCTAAATCTTGAACATGCCTATTTTCTCGCCGTGTTCAATGAGCTGAAAAGATTGGGAGAATGGAAAGCGCCAAATCCTCTGGAAAACGTTAGGCAATTCAGAACTGACGAAAGTGAAATGGCATATCTAACAGGTGAACAGATTGACGCTCTTTTAGTGGAATGCCGAAACAGCAGCGCCAAAGATCTCGAAATAATAGTGAAAATTTGTTTGGCAACTGGCGCACGTTGGAGCGAAGCAGAAGCTTTAAAAAGCTCACAGATTGCAGCAGGCAAAGTGACGTTTATTAAAACTAAAGGAAAGCGTAACCGCACAATTCCACTATCAAAAGTATTAATTGAAGAATTACCAAAGAAAACGGGAAGCCTTTTTACACCATGCTATTACGCATTTAGAAATGCGCTTGGACGTGCAGAAATTGAACTTCCAGCGGGGCAACTAACCCATGTTTTACGCCATACTTTTGCTAGCCACTTTATGATGAATGGAGGGAATATCCTTGTATTACAAAGAGTACTAGGACACACCGATATAAAGATGACTATGCGGTACGCTCACTTCGCGCCGAATCACCTTGAAGAAGCGATTAAACTTAACCCTCTGGCGAAAAAAAATGTGTAAAAAATTAACTGAACTCGTTGAACGAGTAACAAAATATGATTACATATCTACCATAAAAGATTTTTGGCAGCCAATCAAAAAATACACATGGGATAAAGTCAAAGCATACCCAATATGGGCAATATTAATTATTAGCGCCTTCGTCCCATTAATTTTTTACTTCAAGAAATTCCATGGAGCCTTATCGTCAGATCTTGCTGTATGGTCCACTTTTGGAACCTATATTGGTGGGGTTTACGGCCCAATATTTACGCTAGCCAGCGTCCTTGTTTTAGTTAAAACCCTGTTAGAAATCAGTAATTTCAACCAGAAATCACTTGAGCAGTCCCAAAAATCAAATTCATTAGCTCAAACAATAAAATTAATAGAAATAATGGACTTAGCGATTACCAAAACTTCGATTATAGGTGAAAATCGCGAACAAAATTTTAAATGGTTAGGTGATGCAGTGAAAGAAAGATTTAAGGTCAATGATCCTGCCAATGAGACAGAGGTTAGAGATGCATCAGTTGCCAGATTCAAGGACACTGATGCAGGTAGTCTGGATGATGCAATGTCAATTCTTAAAGAGATTCTTACCAGAATTAACATTGCAGAGGATGAAGAACTTAAGGCAAGTTCAATGGCAGCTTTCCGGGCAATGATCCCCAATAATGAACGTTATTGGCTTGAGTGTTTCGCAGAACGTTTCCACCCAGACATTAAACTACTTATCAAACTATGGCCTTCGCCATTTAGCATCCTACCTCCAGACTTAAATAGACTTATCATGCAACCCGAAGATGTCAGTTGATAGAATTTGTCGCAAAAGTGTCGCATGAGCTTAGAAATATTGCCCTTTACTGCCTTATATTGATTTCACAACCAGCTGATTTTACACTAAGTTATTGTTTTTAGGTTTGTTTGAAGGGTTCTCATAATCGCTTGGTCGCTGGTTCAAGTCCAGCAGGGGCCACCAAATAAAACAAGGACTTGCGAGAAATCGCAGGTCCTTTTGCTTTTCCGGGTGTATATAGAATATTTTCAGTAAGTCAGC